CCCATCTTTATTTCAGGATCACACCAAACCTTACCACCTAATTTGCTCCATCGAAAACAAAAGGAATAATCTTCTCCATATTTTTTATCGCCATCGGCTATATGAGCAAAAAGGTCATAAAAAAGATTGTCTTTAGCTCCATCATGAAAGTATTGCTCAGGGTAGGCTTTCACCATTTGTTCTAGGCAATTACGACTAATTTTCATAAATCCTGTAGGAATGGCAGCGACTTCTAGCAAGCCAGTTTCAGGATCTGCCCATAGTTCAGGTTTATCTAGGTATTTAATTGGAAAACCCAGTTCATCAACTCGATAAGGGTAAATACCACCTACTAAATCAACTTTGTGATCTACAAGCCTTAAAAGAGCGCCTTTTTCCCATGCAACATCTGAATCCACAAAAACTAAACAATCGGATTCTGTCTTTAGAAAATTAGAGGCTATAGCGCCTCGACAATCGGCTATGTAAGCGCTTCCAATGTCATCAATCAGGGTAAATGTATCACCCCTAGAAACTAGCATTACGAGATCATTTACCAAGGATCTCATGGTTGCCATGTAAACAGAGCCTGTATAGGCTGGAATTGCAATAGTTATGTGCATTTCTTCCCTTCACAAAAGAAAAAGCCCACCCCTTTTAGAGGTGAGCTTTGGTTTACAACTACATTAGGCTGTTACACCGATATTCTTCAAAGCAGTAATGATGTCATTAACTGCTACAGAAATCGCTGTTCCAGTTGCGTTAGTAGCAATCGTTGTAATCGCTGCTGCTTGCACTACTGGAGTTTCGCCATAAAAACCTACTTTACCACCAGCTACACCTAGAGCTACACCATCGGCTGCATTGCCGTTGAATAGATAGACTGCTGATACTGTTGATGCTGGGCCTGGATTAGACATATTAGTTCCTTTCTTTATCCAATTAATTAAGATGCGATACGGCAAGCCAACTCAGGATAGAGTGGGGCCCAACCATAGAGAACATCTAGACGAGTTGGAATCGAATCGTTGTTAATGGTGTATTGACGAACCACACGCATTGACAGACCAATTTCCTTATCACTTGCACGACCAGCGAAATGAACACCTTCAGGCAACTCAAGATCGGCTACTGCGAGAGTAAACGCATTGCGATGCATGATGATGTTTTGTGGGCTAGTAACACCAGTAGAGTTAAAGAAAGTTACTGCTTGTGCGCCTGAGCTAGTTACGCTGATGTTTTGGAATTGACCAGCAGAAATAGGAGCAGGAGATACATTGACAGTAATTGTTCCACCAGTTCCGCTAACTGCAGTATTAACTACGAAATTACGCAATTTGCCATAGGACTGACGATTCTGTGGGTTTACACCATATACACCAGCGATGGTGAAGGTATCGCCTTGGTTCAGGCTAACTGTGTTAGTCAAAGTCAAGGTGATATTTGCATTGGAAGCCCAACCGCTAGTTAAGAAACCAGTAGCTGTGGTTACATTGCAAGTAGCCGTTCCAGCAAAATTGCCGTAAGTTTGATTGACCACGTTCTGATCCATCTTCCAGTTCATACCAGCAGAATCACGACCCATCAAGCCTTTGCGATATTGCTCACCAATAGCTTCTTGGGGAACAAAAAGACCCTTCAAGCTATCAACGATGGTTGCGCTTGAGAATGGATCAATAATGCAAGACCTACGACCATCACGAGGAGCGCCTTCAGAATCAAGGTAAGCACCAGCGTTCAAGAAGGTGATCAAGCCAGTTGGAGGAGTTCCTGCAGTTCCTACAGTATTGTAGGTTGCGTTTTTAGCCATTGTTAAGCCATCAAGGTCAATCTTGTTGGCAATAGCAGCAACTGCTGGTTTCAAAACACGATCAGAGAACATATCTAAGCTCAATGCCAAGTCCTGAGTAGTGAATTGTGTATCCACATGGAACTGGGTAGAGAGAGTTACAGGAACTGAAGTTTCGTTGAAATCTTCAACATTCAATGCAGGGCCTGTAGTTCCGATGAAACGACCAGGTCTGCGGACATTGACTGTGTTACCAATCTTTGCACCAACTACAGCGAACTGATCATCATAGTTACGATCTACTTCAGAAGTAAATGTAAGTTCGTTTTCCAAGACCATCAACGCTTCGTTGGTGATCTTGCTAATGGTTAATAAGGTATTACTCATTTTCTCTTTTCCTTAAAGAAGAAATTATGGTTTACCTGATCTTCCCTGCCTTACGAGCTGCTTTCCATGCTTGGTAAGACCCATGAAACTCACCATCTGAGCCAATAGGGGTTTCCATTGCACTTCCAGTAGCCTTAATAGGGCTAAGAGGAGCAGGAGCTTTAGACTTCTGAGTAACAGGCTTACTTACAGGCTTTTCTTCAACAATCGCTTGCTTTTCATACTTAGCCTCCAATCTCCCAATCTCTCTAAGCGCTTTATGAACAGGCAAATTTTGGAATTTCTCAGCTTCTTCAGTATCTAGACTAGCTAGATGGTAAAGAATCTCAGGCCCAACATCCGATTCAATAATTGCATCTCTCACTTCGTTGCTGACAACGACTTGAGTTGATTCAATTACTTCATCAAAATCAGCTAGATTTGGCTTCGCTTTTGCTAGTTTTTCGCTCCAAGTCTTTAGGACTTTTGAGCGTTCTTCTTCAGCTCTGCGAATCGCTTCTTGCTGATCCCTTTCATACAACGCTTTTTCTGCTGACCATTCTGCTAAGGCTTTTGCGTATTCAAAAGCATCATCAAATTGATCAGCCCTAGGTTCTGCTCCAATCGGATCTTCCACCTTTTGCTGTGGAGCGTTCCGTTCTTCGTATTCCCTAAGTTTAGCCTCCAAAGCCTCTTTTTCAGCTTGTGCCTTGGCAGCTTGTTCTTCTGCCAATTTACGAGCCTTAGTAAGCTCTGAAAACCGCTTTTCGAGTTTAGGATTTTGTTTCCGTTCCTCTGTTACTTTCGCTTCAGGCTCAGAATCCTGTTCACTCTCACCTTCAGCTTCAACTATCGGCTCTGATTCAGGAGATTCCTCAACTGCCTCAGCCTCAACAGGAGCTTCCTCGGTAGCTAAACCAAGACGATTCATTGTCCATTCGGCTAAATTTTCACTAGTTACTACATTACTAGCTTGTTTTGCTTCTACTGCTTGTGCTTCTGCCATGAGTTTTCCTCAAGATTTTACCCATTGACCCCAATGGTAGGTTTACAACACTTATTTTTTACCACTAAACAATATTAAAAACAATATTATTTAAAATTTGAATCATCTTCAACTTGCTCTCTATGAACACTTTCAAAATGATGAGCAGCTTCTCTACGCTCTGAAGGTGAAAACATTTTGTGCCAAGGTGTATCAGGAGTGCCATGTTCTTTGTGATAAGACTGAGCTGCTCGGTCTGCATGGTATCCCCATAACTTACGAGCTTTGTCTTGCTCATATTCACCTTTTTTCATTTTCTTTTGTAAGTTTTTGACAATAGGAATATGACTTGAGCGATACAAATGCTGATCGTTATCGGCATGAAGCGCCAACTCTTTAGCGCCTGGACTCATTTTGTCGTAATCAGGCTCATCATACTTAGGCTTTCCAGCCTTTTTAGCCATTTCTGACTTAATAAATTGTTCTCTGTTTTCGCTAGTAACTAAAGGCATTATTGAACTCCTTGAGGCATGGGTTGTTGTAGGGGTTGAGGTTGCATAGGTTCTAAAACTGGTTGCTGTGGAGGCATAGGAATATTGGTCTGAGGCGCTCCAGTTAAGGGATTCGCTTCATGTCCAATATCCCTAGCAGCTTCTCTAGCAAACGCAAACTGTTCTTCATTTCTACGCTGAATTTCGGCTTCCAACTGCCTTGTATCAAGGTTGGCAATAAGTAGCTTAACAATCGCATCAATTTCGGTCTTATTTTGACTTGTAACTGAGCGAGTATTTTGGTCATTGACCTTAACTTCTGCCATCGTCTGAGTGTTATAGGCTCTAGCCGTTGTTTCCATAAGAGTGCGAGTAGTATGTGCATCTTCTTTGGCTTGTTGCATCGTTGCGCCATATTTGATGTCCATAGCCAACATCTGCTTTTCTTGTTGCAACTGCTGAATAGTCTGTTGGGCTTGTGCCAACTGCATCTGAACTTGAGGAGGAATATCTGATTTCTCGTCAATTTGAGCAAGTGGGTTGGAAGCTGCAAGTCTATCGGCAATAATTTCAGCGCCTGGAAAGTCCATATTTCGGAAGATTAAATCCCCTGCAGTTGCCATCAGGTTAGGATCGGCAGCTAACAAAGTCATCATATTCTCGACAGCTTCTGTTCTCTTGGTAGCAAAGCCAGGCCCTGTATCCATTACAACATCATAGCGACCAACAGATACATCATTGAGGATTCGTTCAACTCCCTGTTCATCAGTTACTCGTTGATTTAGGGTAACGATTTCAGGCTTTTCATCAGCTCCAATAATCCGCATTACACGCTCTGTATCGTAAATCTTTGGAATCAGGTCAAGAATAATTCGGCCACAATAGGCAATAGAGCGAGTTAAATTGTCGTAATAGTGGAAGTTCACCATATCCACTTGCTGTTGCTGTCCTGCAATTGCTTTGCCTGATATATTTCCTTGTGGGAGCTGACTTGGATCATAAATACCAACAACTGTCATCAAGTCATTACTCATTCCTTGAGTAGCCGTTACGATTCCTGCAGGAGGAGGCTCAGGTTGTAAGCGAGTTGGAGGAGGAGCAATTCTGCCTTCTGTATCTGTTTGCTTGTAACGCAATACAGGCATAGCCTTAATATTGGCTTGCGCCCATTCATTTTCATGACCTTCATCTTGACCTTCTGCCAATAACCATTTTGCTTTAGGCGCTAATGCGACAGATTCTGTAAGAGCTGTAGTCCAGTAGTTATACATACGCTGTGGATCTTTAGCCATTCTGACTAAGCCAAATTTCTTATGCTTTGCATCAATTACAGCTTGCTGACCATAAACAGGAACAATCGGAATGTATTTACCAGCCCAATCTCCTTCTTCAAGCACTTCCATAGCAGTTACTTTGCACCACTTGATTTGCTTTTTGTAGGTATCTCTACGCTCAACAATCGTAATTCCTGCTTCTTCCAAAGCCTCTTTATTTGGCAACTCATCTTCAAAAACGCTAGTGCCATCGGATAGAAGGACTAATTTGGTAGGAGTTTTGACTGTGTAAAAATATTCGGCAATCCGAACATCTTCTTTAGTAACCCACTCGGCATCCGAATCACCAGTTCCACGATTGTTAAAGCCTTGACCATCATCCTTGCCTGGATACATGGCTCTGAAAGTTTTTTTGCTAACAACTGTAGTAATCAGGCATCGCTCTGCATCTGAACCATCAGGAAGCTGTGAGTTGGGATCAAAATAGACTGTAAATGGGTTATCAATCGGTCTGATGTAAATCTCTTGTTCAAAAGAATCATCCGAAATGTAATCGGTCATGATTCGGAAATAACCCCATCCCATCTTTACTGCGTATTCAACGGCAGTATCGTAGGCAACATCAGCAGATGATTGATATTCAATATGTCTGCAAACACCACTCAAAATCTCAGCTAACTTGGCATCTGCTTCATTGTTCATGCCTTGCACTTTGATGCGAGGTCTTTGCTGTCTGATTTGGTTACAGATTTGACGAACATAAGCATCCACCTTATTAATCGTCAAGCAAGGTCTAGATTCTAGAACTCGACTATTTTGCACATCGACAGGCCATTGATCCCCTGCACAAAATCTTACATCGTCAAGAGCTTCAGCTCGATTATTAGAATCAACAGTATTACAAAGATCGAGGAACTTTTTAGCCTCATTAATACGACTATCTTCGCCAGTATCTTGATTTTGATAATCTGCCATATTTATCCCATCCAACTCCCTACAGGAGCATAAGTTTGTTTAACTGGTTGCCTTTTCTTAGGCTCGTTCACCATTAATCCAATATACCGCCACGCATCAGCGCCATGCGAATAAATGTCATGGAGAGGTTTTTGGCTAAAAGTTCCATGTTCATCAACATCATAGCGATAATGTCTTAGGCAGTTTAAACCTTCTTCTGTATTTTTTCTATCAAAATAACATCTTGGGAATATTGTTCTTGCAGCATTTATTGAATCTGCAATAGGAACTCGGTCAAGGATTTGCACCTTTAATCCTGTTGCCCTAACTATTTCTTCAATGGACTTTCCAGTTCCTAATGACTTTGCTGCAGCATCATGAGGTAGCCAAATAGTGTCATAAATGTAACCAAATGTTTGCATTAGGCTCAGGTAGTGCTGAATGGTCTTTTGGCTATCCTCAAAATATCTGAGAACTCGTATCTCAAATCCCACAAATTGAATAATCCAACAAGCCGTATTATCGGCCCATCCGAGATCGTAAATAGCATGGCATGGTTTAGAAGGATCGTATGGAACATTCGTAATTCTTCCATCTAACTCTGCCTGATCCATTTCCTTACCAAAAACAGCTCCATCTACAGTATTCCTTGTTGTTCCTTCCCACACATTGTTATAAGCTGCCAAATCCCTAGATTTAAGGGATAGGCGCTCCAAATTAAGGGTTTCAGGAAACCAAGGATTGTCATTCCAGTTCACTTTTACAACTACAGAGCTTTCAGGAGGATTCTCAACGAACCGCTTCCATGTTTCGTCTGTTGGCAACTCAGGGTTAAAACTGACCCAAATCTCAGAATCTTGCTTACGGATGGTTGGTATCAGCACATTCCAACTGTTTGCCGATACGGATTGGGCCTCCTCCACCCAACAAATATCAATACCTTCTATGGATTTAATGTTATTGGTATTATTCTTGATCCCTGCAAAGATGAACTCAGTTCCGTTAATTCCTCGGATGGTTGTCTGAGTTATCTCGTAAAAGGATTCCATCCCTAAAGCATAGATTTGGTCTGATAACAGCTTATGAACTGAATCCTTGATACTGGTCTGAAATTCCCTAGCGCATAGGATACGCATAGGAGCTTTCACACCTTTAGCCAATAAAGCCCTGGCAAAGCACCATGACTTTGCGCCTCCTCGCCCACCATAAAAGATGCGATAGCGAACCTTTTCAGGTTGGAAAAGTGCCTCAAATTTCTTAGGAAATCTTATCCTAGAAATCGCATCCTTAATCTTCTGATCGAGTTGGCTCGACAAAGCTAATCTCCACACCTTTTAGCAAAGGAGCGCCTTCAGCTCCTGTTAGCTCTTGCTTTATGCGCTCCGAATATTTTTTGGGGAATCTTGCTGCCATTGATCTAGACCATAGACCGACATTCAATCTTTCCCCATCCTTATGCTCTACAAGATAGGATTGGGCATGATCTTCCCACCAAATCATCTCTCGAATTTTGGCTTCCTCCAAGGCATGAAAAAATTCCTCATGCTCATCTCGCCAATTACACAAAGTCCTGTAAGTAATGCCCAAAGCACCTGAAATCTGCTCTAAGGATTTACCCTTAGATCCAAGCTCGATAGCCTTCTCACAAAAGGAAGGATCGTATTGGGTAGGTCTGCCTACAGGATTTGCTGTTTCACTCATTTGCCATTGAATCCGAATTAGCTTCTGCCTCATCGACATCAGCTTGAACTGTTGGGCTATTCTCAGCATTTAGCACCTGATCCTTGAGTTCCAATGGAACTTCAGGTTGGTTTACCAATGCCTGAACATCAGCTTGCAATTCGCTCAAGTTCTGAGGATAAGGGTAAGGAACATAAACATTAGGAGCTGTCATTATTTGCTTTCTGCTGTCTTTTCCGTATTCTCTACTAATTCTTGAGCTTTTGCATCTGCCTCAGCTTGCATCATGGCATGAGCCTGTGGAATTGCTTGAGCTTTGATCTTGTCTATCAAAGGAGCAACTAGGGCATATTCTCCCTTAGACAAAGCTGCCAAGATAAATTCTACTTCCTTGATTTCTAAGTCTTTTAATGTAATGCTCATTTTTTCCCTTTACTTGGTTTTTTAGATGCTTCACGCTTTACTGAGTAAGCGATAGCAAGTGCCTGAGCTTTAGGCTTTCCTGCCTTTAGCTCCGTTTTCAGATTGGTTTTAAATGCTTTTTCGGTAGATGATTTTTTGAGAGGCATTTAACAGTTCCAGTTTTTAAGTGAGGCTTTGGCTCGTTCAGCAGGGCCTTTAGCTTTTTTTACAACTCCTTCCATCCTCGCACAAAACGAGGCTTTTCTTCCAACATCGGCTTTGGTCTTAGGATTTGGTGCAGGAGGCTTTAGGTTGGCATTGTTCTTTTTATTGTATTCAGCTCGACCTTTCGCTGTCATGCCAGCTCCCTTATCTGTAGGGTTATAGGTCTTGTCTTTTCCTGTCGTTTTTCTAGGAATTGGTTTGTCATGTTTTTTAGTAGCCATGATTATTTCTTCTTTGCTGTTTTTGCTGCTGCTTTGAAAGCTGCTGCAGTTGGAGCGCCTTTTGTTCCAGGCTTACGCATTTTCTCTACTGGTTTGCCTTCGGCTTTTTGTTTTGCGATCCGTTCTTGCTTCGCATGGATGTTGGCATACAAGCCAGGTTTCGTTGCCATTTCTGATTCCTTTCGTCTGTGGTTTTTCCAAATCTTGTCAAAAATAATACTAACAATTACACCAAAAAGAAAAACTGTAATGATTTCAAACCATTGCATCTGATTTCTCCTGAATAAAGCAGACATCTTGCCAACTCATGACAAGGTAACGCTCACCATCTTCCATATATTCAAAGTATTTCAGGTATTCGTCATTACCCATTGTTCCGTAACGAACAAAATCACCTACTTTTACAGGCATTTCTTGTCTGCGACCTTTAATGAGCTTGCCAGGCCCTACTGCCACAACTGTTCCCATATTGGGTTGTTCAGTCATTACGACTTGCAAAATAGAGCTTTTAAGCCGTTCTTCAGGCTTGACAACGATCTTATCGGCTAAAGGTTTGAGCTTCATTCGACCACCTTTTTAGGTCTGCCTCTTGGCTTTGGTTGAAGCATCCCTGCTTCTTCCATGAGCTTTTTGCGCTGAACTTTAGGATCGGTTTCGATTGCTATCTCAATGTCCTGAATCATGGTTTCAATGACAGGATTTGGAGGAACTACGACAAATTCCCCACACCATTCAGAACCATGCCTGTTTTGGAATGTAGGGAATCTTCTGCAAGTTCCCATAAAGTCATTTTCTTGTGAGTGAAAATATATACAGGAATTGCATGAATCTTTAGAATTTAAAACAGCCATTCAACTTCTCCGATTAGTTGCTTGGTTAGAGATCCCCTAGAACCTTCACGCTAGGGGATTTCGCTTTTTATTTACTCTGTTTAGCGTATTCGCCACGAGTATGCTCATAGCAAATACCTGCTGTGCGACCAGTATTAAAGAGTTTGTCTTTGCCAACATAATCTTCTTTACCCATTCCTACACCACCAGTTTTGCGACCCATACGCTCACCAGTTTTATCTGAGGAAGTAGCGCCAGCAGGAGCTTTAGCGCCAGTAACTGAAGGAACTCCCTTCATTGAATCCATTTTGCCCATGTTATTTCTCCTATAGAAATGGGATACGAGGCTTTATTTTCGCTTATCCACTATGGTTGTCAAGTAGTTTAACTAAACGAATTGCACCATCAATATCATTGATTCGGACAACTGCTGATCCTCTCCAGTTCAACATGAATAGCTCTTGAGCTGGAGTGTATTTTTTCTTCTCCCCTGATTTAATCTCAACTAGACAAGTAATCTGATTTCTTCCAACAACAAGATCAGGAAATCCTCCAGCAACTCTGCTTGTATCAAAGACAGAGCAACCTAATTGCCGTAAGGTTTTGACAATTTCTGAATGGTTGTTATCAGTTTTCTTTGCGTAACTCAAGCAGTTCCTTTGTTTTTTCTAATAAATCTTCTTCACTCATACCCCAATACTTAGCAAAACCTTTATGTCCTAAGCTATGCACCGAATGATTTCCTAATCTGTGATGCCACATACAAAGTGGAATAGCTTCAGAGTTGCTCCTTGTCTGACCAAAGCGCCTTATATGGTGAATCTCAACTGGTGAATCATCAATATTCTTTACTTCGTTTTGCCGACATAAAATGCAACCAAGTCTAGCGAGATGAGCATATTTTTCTTTTTCGGCTTTGTTCATTAAAAAGGTTCTGTTAAGTCCACGAATTTGAACAATTTTATTGGAACATCATAGTAAAGCTCATCTTTGCTATCGTCTTGCATCTGCCATTGTGGATGATTTAGGGCCTGTTCACCTTTAATCCAATAAGCATGAGTCATATTTTGAGTAAGCGCAAAGAACAAAGTTTTAGGCGCTTCTAACATATGTTTTTTGCGAACTG